TGGAAAGATGAAGCACATTGGTGATTGTACTGTTGATTCACAACTATTGGAAGCTTGGTTTGTAAAAGCCAAGAAAGCTCAAAAAAATGATATTTCAATGAAGGATTTTAAAAAAGAAGCTTTAACTGGTGGGGGAATGGTTGATGTTGGTTTGTCTAAACATGCGGCCGGAGTTTTTGTTAATGATGAATTTCGGTTAAATGCAGTTATCTTAGGTGATAAAATTATCGTGTTGAGACATGGAATTTATGATACCGAGACTACTGGGGCGAAAATATGTATTTGGAATGAGTTAGTTTCTTTTGAGAAAACTTATTCTGATTATGTGGATGTAGGTGATGATTTAGGTTATTTTCCAATAACCCCTGTTAAATCTTTGGGGAAGTGCTCTCTTAAGTTTCGGGAAGGAAAAATTGGTGAAAAAGTTGTTTGTTTGTTTGTGTGGCCAAAGGATAATGGTGAAATGTGTATTAAAGTTTCATCTGGTCTTTATGGTTATTGTGGTTTACATTCTGCTGATACTGATTCTGGTTGTTGCACTGCTTTGATTATTGCATGTGTTGATGATCATGTTTTGGGTTTTCATGATGCAGGTTCAAAAGCCATGATGGCTAATCGCTGTATCCCTATAACTCAAGCTATTGTTGATAGATTGGGATTGCGTTCAGTTGGGGATTTACCTGTTGGGGGATCTCAAGCACAAACAAGTCTGAGTGGCTTTGTTAAACAATGTATTTTGCCTAAATCTGAGATGTTGTATCCAAAATATAAATCTCTGTTAAAGGAAAAACGTGAGTTAAATGGTTTTGCTAAAGAATATTTAAAACCCATGTTTTTTAATAATGTTGCCTTTGTTGAAAAATTTACGCTTTTTAAAAACAAACGTCGTCGTGATCCTATGATACAAAAATTTTTGATGTTGCGACAACAATATGCCCCTAATGATTCTAAATCAGATTGGGGTATGCCTATACCTAATCCAGAAGCTGCCTATAAAAGTTTAGCTAAGTATGGTAAACATCAACCATTTGTTGATGAAGATATGATGGACTTGGCATCAAGTTTTCTTTGGGATGAGTTTGGTCAATATATGAAAAACTCTGATTTTCGGTCAGCCAAAGAGGTTATTGCTAATGCTGAATTGTCCACTTCTCCAGGTTACCCTTGGTCTACTGAATTTGGCACAAAAAGGGAACTTTTATTGGTTTTGCTTGATTTTGAGCAATGGTGTGAAGATTCTTTTTGGGAACGTTTGTTAGATCCGGATTTTTATGTATTATGGACAAATGCCCTTAAAGAGGAGCCTAGGTTATGGGAAAAAATTAGAACAAACTCAATTCGAACATTTACAGCTTCTCCTTTTGATTTTACAGTTGTAGGGAATATGCTTTTTGAGGACATGAATGAGAAATTTTATTCAGTGTTTTTGAAAACAGCATCTGCAGTAGGTTTGAATCCTTTTGAAGGGGGTTGCCATGAATTG